TTAGTGCGGCGAGGCTCCTGACACTGTTGCAGTTTTCGTATGATGGTCCCAACTGACTTTTGCGCCAAGAGCATCGCAGATTGTGCGAAGAGGAACATAGGTAACCTGATCCATCTGCTTCACATTCTCGATTAGCTTGCCGTTTATGATCACTTTAACCGTGGTTTCATTAATAGGAGCCAAGACGTCCTTTTTCCGCAATCCTAAATACTTGGCGATTCCAATGGCATGCCCGTTCACTAGTAGCTTGATTATGTCTGTCTGCTTCAGCTTGTCGGCATCATTTTTTACATCGATAAACAGATTTTCAGTCAGCACGGCAGGCATTCGGGATTCCCGGCACATGTGCAAATTTGCCGCCTTTTGTCCGCGGTCGTTCACACCGTATGACTTCAAGGCAGACATGATTTCGGTATGCAGCGCATGTTGAAGATCGGCTGTGGCAATGGAAGCCGAGGTGTAGCGGAAGGATTCGAATCCCCCAGCTCCTCCTCCAGCATTGCAATGGATCGATACGAGAATATCCGCTCCTGCAGCATTTGCCTTATTGGAGCGTTCTTTCAGCTCCAGGAATACATCCGTGCTTCGTGAGAGCCCGACCTGCACATCTTCATATTCGCTTTCAAGCTTGTCCTTAATGGCTAAGGATAAGACAAGAGCAATATCTTTTTCCTGAAGACCGTGGCCTGTCGCCCCCGGGTCCTTCCCGCCGTGCCCGGCGTCGAGCCAAACTCTTTTCATGGTTGATCAGCCCCCTTCCCTTTCAGCACTTCAACAGCCTTCCGCAATACAGGCGGAATCGGCGCCCCCATCCGGCCCGCATTTTCCAGAAAAGACAGCAGTTCATTTGCCAGAAAAAAGAAAATGGCCGCATCCCTGAACAAATGCGAATTCCCAAGTGCAGAATCGACCATATGCGATACCGCAACGATCGCGAAGATCGACACCTTTTTAGCGATGCCCCATACACCTGCTGTACTGTTCAGTCTGCCCTCTTTTGCCGCCGCCCCCACACCCGTCACATAGTCAATAATCACAAAAGCCAGCAAAATGTTCAGCAAGGAAGACCACCCCCCGAATAAAAATGATGCTGATGAGCCAATCACGGCTATAAATACCTTTGGTACACTATCCACGCTTATCATCCCCTAAATTTAATAGCCCTCGGACTAGCTCCGAGGGCATAAAAAAAAACGCCTTGCAGCGCGTTCTTGATTCTTATGCTTCTGTCAAAAACTCCATACCGCTGTCCGTCAAGATCTCTCTTACTCCTGCTTGAAGAGATGTAGGTACTTCAGCAAATTTAGTCTTACTTAGAATAACCCGCTGTGCAAAAAACATCGCCATCATAAGCTCACCCCCTCACACGCGAGACATAAACCAATAAAATATGCGAGTGATTAACTGTAAACCTGTACGGCCATTTCAGCTATACAATCCTCAATAAAATCCGCTCGGTCAGATAGGGCGGTATTCTGCGCTTTGAGCAAAGTGTTTTCTCGCTTAAGCTCGTCCACCTCTAAACTTAGCGGCTTCTGATATACTGGCTCCTGTGGCTCCGGATCGCTAGGATCGAGGTAGCTAAACTCTAATTCTAACGTGTCCGGATTTACACGGTATCCGTTACATTCTGCAAAGTCCTGAGCGTACTGGCCGGATTCTAGTGTTAATACACCTAATGATTCTCGATCATAATTCCGCAAATCAATTAACATGGCAAAGTCCTCGTCTATCGTTGTTTCCCTGACGTCTCCCCTAGACTCGTTTCTAGCGACAATCACAGCGCCATTTGCTTTTTGATAATAAATTTTTCTACCCAAAAACATGTATCCTGCCTCCTAACTTAATCATAAGCCCACCACGTAAAACTCGTACTTGTCATATTACTGGGTACTGGTAACCCGAACCCTGTAGCTGTAACGGCCAGTGGCCCATCCAGTTTATAATCGCCCAATGACCCACCTGAAAAAATCAAAATATCCGCTGCGGCGTTTCCCCCATAATTTAAATCCACTGAGTAAATGACGAGCGTGGTTCCACTGATCAAAAAAATAAATTTAGGCTTGAACGTTAGATTTGTATAGGTTACAACACTCACAGTGCTTTGAGTTGAATTTGGCCGTTGAACCGAAATAGTACCAGCGGAACTAATTATAGTTCCCTGGGCCGAATGCCCAAGCCCAACGCTTGCTATTTGTCCGATTTTTGACGCTAATAAAGACCAAGTATCGTTTGCGGATGCTAAAACTCCCTTGGCGTTAATCGCATCCGCAATGCTGTTTTTAGCATTAACGCCAGATTGAAAAAGATCTAGGGACCAGGGATACCACTGTCCAGCATATCTCATTCTCATATACATAGTGGGGACTGTATTTTCAAGCATTGTAGCCCTTTGCATACAAAAGTCAGTATTTGCGAATTGGAATACTTCAATGTACCACCAATGGGCCACTGAATTAGGAGTATTGAGTAGCGATGCTCCGAGATACTGTCCACTATTAAAAACTGTATCTAGGTCCGCGCCACTTATATCAATACCCACACCGCTATCTTGTGTAAGTCTATGTTTCTGCCAAGGCTTTTCATTAACATAAGTCTTGGAAGCTTTATCCGCCAATTGTGTAGTAACAGTGTTTGAAAAGTTGGTCAAATTAGTTTGTACTGTCGCTGCTGCATTGACCCCCTCAGTACCTCTGTCATATGCGGCTTTGACCGCCTTCTCCGAAGCCGCTACATCGCTTCTAGTTCCATTCGTCGCATTGGAGAGCGGGATATCTATATCCTGAAGCTCCTCCCGAACCTGGCCTACGGCCTCATCGATTTTATCCCAGTTGTCATTCAGCATCGTTTGAATGTTAAACGTATCATTTCCATCAGTCGCCGGGTCCTTCTTTAATAATTCAAGATTAGGTGTATTACTGGCCAACTGGATCACCTCCTGCAAAATTTAATAAAGGTTCTTGTTCAAGCTGATCAAGCGTCATCACTCCATCAATATCTCGAATCAATAAATAACTGAATTCGTACTCCACTTTCATATGCGCAGGCTTAATTTCCTCAATAACTTCTTTCAAATCATCGAGATTTGGAGGAATACCTACCGTATCCACAAAATGAATCGTAAAGCTCCACGCTTGCGGTTCAAAGGTGACATTTACAGTTCCGCCATCATAGGCCTCCGCTACATTTTTAACGAGTCGTCCGGAAAATTTCCCGCTGCCGCGCAGCTTCGATTCAACGACCGCACGGCGTTGCTCAATGGGCTTCAAATAGTCGCTTTTTATTCCCAACTCCTGCTCCCAACGCTCCAAGCCCCAGGTTGCTGTCTGAACAAAAAATTGCTTCAATAGCTCATCCAGTGTGTCAAACAACGAGTCCAGCTCACTCCCCTTGGCATTCATATCCGCATTCATAATACGGGAATTTTCATAATACGCCGGAAGAAAAGAGAACATTTCACGCCCTCGCTTGCTGGTCATCAGCGACTCATTCATTCACACTCACCGTCCCTAATACGGCGACCTGCCCCGTCCCAATTTCCAGATTTGTATCCTGATTGCTGTTTACGGTTAATTCGGAGTAATCAATAATCGGCGGAATGTCCAATAGAATCGCCGCAATACGTGTGTACCTGACTAGAGGGTCCTCAAAAGCAAGCTGCTTGAGATACCCCTTTACCCCAGTAGAAATCAGATTCTGAACATCAGCCAGTGAAGCTCCGCTAGCGAGTGTCAGCTTGACGCTGATATTAACGGGTACTTCCTGCGCAGGCATTACCGAAACAACGGCTCCAGCCGGGGCCATGCCCTCACCTTGACCATCCTTAGTCGGATCGATGTATTGCTGGACCGCTTGTACAATTTCCGAGCTTGCAGCACGCTTTTCAGTATCCAATAAATAAATCCCTACCGTTCCCGGCCCACTCCAGAGCGGAATAACCTGCACTCCGCCTACACCAGCGACCTCTCCGCCCCATTTCAAGTACTGCGCTTTATTGCCGCTGGTCCCTTGATTTCGTACCTGCAAATAATAGCGTTCAAGTAAAGATTCATCCGATTCAATGTCCGCTCCGCCAAGTATTTCGTGTTCATTGGTTACCGCCGAAATCCCCGATATCGGAGTCGACATAATCGTAACAACCCCTGCTGGCACGTTTCCATTCTTTCCGGGGATAACCGCACGAATCGCAATAGAACCCTCACCGTTATCATCCAACGTTACAGATGACAATGTCTCATATTCCATTGACGCTTCCCCTGTCACTTCATCTGCAGGAGTTGCAACAATAGAGCCTGCTGGTACCGTTTTTCCCGGCGTTCCTCTGAACGCAGCTTGTCCTGTCGCAGCGACCGCCGCTCGGCGCACAACCCCGTGCTCGGCTGTCCGAAGATCCAAATACGCCCCAAACGTTGTACTCGCAAACCCACGCTCCAAAACCTGCTGCGCCCAAGTCGCCGCTTCGGATAGCATAAAAGCCGCCGGAGCCTGGGAATCCCAAATAAAAGAGCCCTCGGCTTTATCGATATCCGCGGGCACCCGGTTCAGCATTCGCTGCATAATAAGTTCTTCCGTCTGCTCTTCCAAAAAGATCGGCAATTCCGACATTATACCGATACACCTCCTTCTAAAGTAATCGTTTCATCCCGTACATTTTTTACGTTGCACGTAAACTGGCAGGCATCTGAAGACCATTCGAAGGTGAAGCTGTCTACGCCTGCCGTTCTGGGATCTACCGTGAGCGCTTCCGTCATCATTCGTTCGATCTCTGATTCCAGGACAGCACGACTATAGCCCCTGCCAATCAAATCATCATATTCTTGACCGTAGTCCCGAGAATAGATCAAGTGACGATATCGGGGTGTTCGTACCGCTTTTTCACACCACATGACCCATGCCGCCGTATCTACTGCTGTTGATATTTTCCGAGTAGGGCTAAAAATAAAATCTCCAGCTTCAAAATCAAACAGCCAGCTTCTGCCAAAGGTTATATCCGCGCTATCCGAATCAACACCGTTCTCCGGCATCCATACGGTATCTTCAGGAAATAAACTAGCCACCACTGCTCACCACCCTGCACATCACGATGACATCCTTGCCACCGTTACAATTTAAAACTACCACTCGATCGCCGGGCTTAAGCCCCGCAGCCAGATTGATATTTACGTCCTCTATCTCCGACTCCTCAAAATCAAATCGCATTCGTTGCGAGGATTCCCCCAGAGGATTACCTTCCGCATCTATTAAAGATGTCGTTGTTCCTAAGAGGTGAAACGCAGGAAATTTCAACGTCACAGGAAAATCTGCAACCAAATAATCCTGAATTTCATGCTTAAACTGATCAAGCTTTACTCCAGTCGCGGTTATCGTTCCAAGCTCGCTTGTAATCCCGCTTACCGCATTACGGGTATATCCGGCTATCTGCTCTCTGAGCGAGCCAGCCAGCTCTTTATAAGGATCATCCATAATTCAGAAAATACCTCCTTTTCACAAGCTCAATAGAGCCCAGCTCTAATGACATGTGACCAGGATCGCCGAGCTGGTGAGTCACAGACATGACGATTAGCTTCAGCCCGCCCAGTTCAACCTTATCCCCTGCCCGAAGTGTATTGATATCCAGACCGCTCACCGAAAAAGTTTCCTGTATGCCGGTCAGCATGGCATTTCCTAATTTTTTTGCAGCAGCCTCTGTTTTAACATCCTCATCCTGAACCATCCGCTGAAGGGTACCGAGCTTAGGAATCAGGTCAGAGGAAACAACAGCTAGGACAGGAGAGGGGGCTTCATTTCCTGCTGTTTCCCTGCTGCCAAGGACCTTGACCTGCGTAACCGCACCTTCCAGCGTTCGACTCTGACTGACCTCCTCAATAGCCTGAAGCTTCCAAACCGTAGTGTTGCTACCGATTTTGAACAACTCCAGCCCTGCCGGAGTCATTCGGGGAATGTACATGTCCCCGCCGGATTTCACCGTTTCCTGTAAATCGGCAGTTATCATTTTGTACAGCGGCTGCGTACGATAGATGGCTTTGCTCAGCTTTTGCTTCGTATCGGGAACATTAGCCAGTTGAATGCCCCAATCCTTTGCATATTTTTTTAATCGTTGGCTTGCTGTACCTCCTGCTGCAAAAAGATATTCGTCTTCCGATTTAGCCAAGTAAATGGTACGATCATACACGTTAAGCTGCAGATGCTTCGTGCTGTTATTGCTGCTGTTACATTCCCAAATGACACCGGGGTTCAGTAAATAAACTTTGTTACTCCCTGCCGGAAAAGGGGTTCCGCTAATTCGAATAACCTGGCCGGGAGCAAACGAAATTCCCTCTTCGGGAACCTTTAGCTGAATGTTTGCGTTATAGGAAATTTGGTCCAGCGAATCCGTTAAAGAGATACTTTCAATCAATTCTCGCAAATAATATTTGTCCTGCAGTACCACCTCATAGCTCATGACGGAAGCACCAGCCTTTGTCCTGCTCTTATCAGATTAGGATCAGAGCCGATTGCGGCTTTGTTCAGATTGTAAATGTCCTTCCATTTGGTGCTGCTTCCCAGCTCCAGCTTGGCGATTTTGGATAAGGTATCACCCGACTTGACCGTATAAGTTTTGGATTTACTTTTCATATCAGATCGACTGGTAGAGGCTTTGCCCGCATTTTTTCCGGCCTGCGTGTGTATTTTCGGCTTTCGCCAAGTGCGCGCTGTAAAATCAAAATTAATATCCCCAAGCTCGCCACCTCGAAACGTGCTGTTATGTGCTGAAATCAAAACATAAGCATTGATGACTTTTCCAGTTGGTCCCGCAATAATTAAATGAACGGGTGTCTTGCTATTCATCATTTCTGTTAAACGATGCATCGCGTCCCTAGGATCGGGGATTTCAGTATAATTACAATACGAATCGTTATATACCGCAGGAAAAAAAGAAGAGAAGGTGATCTCCTTCACCTTCTCTCCATTGGAGAAATCGAATTCTCCTAGATTTACAATATTGACCGTCTCTATTCCCTTTCCTCGAGATATTGATATCTCTTCAGGATCAACGGGGAAGAAAAAATCATTGCCAACTGCATCAGTTAGTTGAATAGTCAATGCAACACCTCCTTATTTCACATTTTGCATAGCGAATCGAACCTGACTAGCAATTTTCTGACCCGCAAGCTCAGCTAAAAAATCATAATTAATTTCGTCTTTGTTGACTGTTAAATTGATGGAATCCTTATCAACAGACACATTAATTTGCTGAGGAGGTATATTTGTTCCCTGACCATAGGACTGACTTAAATTCAGATTACTAGGCTGAAATTCTTGATATCCCTCTGCTTTTCTTGAAAAAGTTGGACCTGATAATCCTGCTGCTGATGCACCAACCATAGAAAGGCTGCCAGTACTAGAAGGAATACCCTTCCTCTTATTCTTTTTCGATTTTTTAGAAAATTTATCATAAAAGAAGCCACCTAATTTATCACCAATAAAATCTCCAGCAATCGAACCAAGCGTAGCCCCTATTACCGTACCCGCTCCTGGAATAATCGAGCCAATAGCTCCTCCTATCGCTCCTCCAGCAATCGAAAGAGCTGCGGATCCTGCTGCTCTTGACTTGTCTCGTTTCGAATCAGCAGCAGCAATATTACCTACATCCATAAGTAATCCAGCCGGGCCGGGAAGAAGTTTACCAGCCTTACCCAACCATTTTGCTCCTTTTCCAAGCCATTTACCACTTTTCTTTAATACCTTCGATCCATTCTCTTTAAGCCATGAGCTGCCTTTTCCAAGTTGTTCTTTTCCTTTTTCGAGCAATTCAGGAGCATTGTTCATAAGTACCCCTGCGCCCATGCCAAGCAATGATCCTAATCCTGATTTTCCTTTAAAACCAAGAGCTGAGCCAGATCTAAAAGAAGCCCCTCCCATCCTTGAAGATCTACCTCTTCCTGCTCCTGCAGAATTGAATGTATCTGTGGATCTAGTTCTCCGTTCTGCTTTTTTTCGATTTGATGATTTACTAAAATCTTCATCATTCGAATCTAACTGACCACCAAATGATCTTATACCTCGTCTATTTCTTCTGTTTTTTTTCTTCTTTCCATCATTTTCCGACCCGGAACCATAACCATCTCCCATAAGTCCACCGCCAGAGCGACCTCGACCACAATTGCACTTACATATACATACACATTTGCCTTTTTCGTCGTCTTTCCCAGTAGCTTTACCAATTAAACTTTTGACCCCATCTTTTAAATAATCCTTAACTAAATCCCCACCAGCTTCTTCTACTAATTTGATTGATTTATCGAATAAACTCTGAAAAAAACCTTTATCCTTACCTGGATCGCCTTGATTGGTATCTGAACCTGAACTACTCGCTCCTCCTGCTCCACCTTGCGACCCTCCGGAAAGAATAAAGGCAATGTTCTGCGAATTAATTTTTGCAAGAAATGCATTAAAATAAGCTTGACCAGCTATTTTTCCAGCTTCTGTGTAGGTTTGCTCATTCTTCAACAATTCCAATAGTGGCTTGCCAACTACTGTATTCCAATCCACACCCTCGACTGAAATTCGCCAGGGAGTTTGAGTCAAGGACACTAGGGATGAACGAATCACTCCAACATCCGCGGACACATGATCAATGAGCGAAGCTATCGGTTTCACGATCGTTCGATCTAATCTGAACAGATTATCCCGTATTCTAGTGACTGCCGGAGTTAGCCGATCATCCAGCGTGATTTTTGGATTTATTCTGGTCTTACCCAATGCATCAAAACGTTTCTGTGTCTGCTGTAGCATTTTATCGAGACGACTTAGCTTTTTCTCAGTTTCATCGATATCCCGGCTATTAATCTCAATATCCAGTTCAAAATTTTCTTGACCTGACAATATCTTTACCTCCTTTCTCCACGAGGTACTCTACCAGAGCTAGAAGAAGCCGAAGATGCATTCATCTCCAGCTCCTTCTCCGCAAAAGCTCTCAATAACAGACGCTCTCCTTTGGGAAGAGACCAGAACACCCCGGGGCGAAGACTATGCCTTGTCCACAAATGAAACAACAGCGTTGTCATGCCACCGGAGTCGATTAGTTTTTTACGTCATCGATGTCCACTCCAAAGCCGGAAATTTCGAGCACTTTGTCACCTACGGCATCCAGTTCTCCAGCAAGAAGCATACGACGAACGGCCTCTTCACCGCCGGACAGCTTCAGTCTGCTAACAAGTCGATCATCTCCCCAGCCGCTTAGCTTCACACTTTGCTCGCTACCATCACCCAGCTTTTTAACAACCTCCAAAGCCGCAGTCGCTTCTTTAATCAACGCCGCATTAAACAGCTCACTGTCGATTTTTTCGCTGACCTGACCTTTTAGCGTCTTGCGAACCGTACAACGTTCACGAATCGAATCAACCTTACTAGAGGTTAAGCCCCGCAATGTAATGCGCAGGCTTAAGCGTCCAATAAAAACGGCCTCTTCCGGCAGGTTGGCTGCCGTCTCGAAGAGACCGTCCAAAATATCTTGCTCATTCAATGGTTCATGCTGATTCATACTCAAAAATCCTCCTCTTAATTAAGATGCCACAATAGGATCAAGTAAATTATAGGACTCAAAAGTAAATGCCGTTTCCTCTTGCACTTCTTCTCCTGCTGTCCAGTTAGCCAGTTGAATCTTATCTACCATGCAGTTAACTAATTCGACCCGTTCAAAGCCGTAAGCTTCAGGATCATCCAGCTTGTGAATAATGTTGAATTTCCCAAAACCTCGTAGAATCATTTCCGAAGTCACTTTGTAACCACTCATTGTGCCTGTGCCCTTTTTACGACCAAGCTTAAACACTGTATATTCCGTGCCGACAAGATTAAGCTCACGTTTATCAGCTTCTACGTTTGCCTCCAAATGATTCAAGTTCGATTGCCAGACTCCATCAATAAAAATCTGACCGAACGTTCCCATAATTACGCGACCTGGATCTAAGTATTGTGCCATTGACTATTCCCCCTATTTATTGCACATAAAATGTGCCGAAAATTTGTTCCATAACATCGCTCGAATCCGCCGTCCACGACAGGAATACCTGGTCATCTTCAGGTGTAAACTGCGCAGTACCACCATAGAATCGCGGATCCAATAGCACATCAAAGCCTGTTGCTTCAATGACACTTTCAGAAGCCAGTGTCTGCAAATATTGCTTTCCTGCAGCAATAAGCGCAAGACGACCTTCCGCAGTGTTATTCACTTTGCCGATGTAATGATCCTCAGCCAGCTTTTGCAGATCCGAATTAATTTGATCGATCACCCGAATTTTGCGAATTTTCTTCCAGCCCTTATTCAGACCATCCCGAACAGTAGTCAAAGTATTTACGCCACGAAGCACCTTCACTTTACGCCCATCATGAACGAGCAAAAACACACCATTTCGAACCCCTTCTTCTTGTTCTGAACGCGTCCAACGACGTGTAACGTCATCAAATGGCGTTGGTGCATAGGTAGTTGATTCCTTAAGGGCTTGCCCAGCAATCAGACCTGCAACCCAAGCAGCTACTTGAGCGGAAGAATACTCTTTATCATTCATTTTCACGCCTGTACCCACATTGACGATGCCTTCAAAATCAGCAGCAACACTGCGAGCAATGCTTTTGCTTACTGCATCGCTGCTTGTGTCATCAGCTTTGGCACCACCAAACACAGCCATAATCCCTCTGCCTTCTTCACGCACTCGCTTCACCCAAGCTACCACACTGGTACGAAGAGCAGCATCGCTAACACCATCAAGCGTAAGAACATGGAAATCCTGTGTTTCAAAAACTTCTGTAGCCGCAATATAATCCGCATTGGTGATACCTGAAATACCACTATTGCCTCCAGTGAAAGCTGCACCCGCAACATCTGCCAATGCACCATCACCGACTTTTTCTGCAACAATCCACTTATTAGCGGAGTCCTCATTAATAGCTGCAACAGCATCTTCAGCAGTTCCGGCTCCTATTGAAATAGTACGCAGCAGCTTGTTGGCCTCATACAATTTCAATTCCTTTTGGCCCGCCAGAGCAAGGCTAGATTGAATCGTAACCTTGAAATCATTACCGCGTTGACCAGTATATTTTGCTTGGAGTACTACAGCATCTTCAGGTACAGATAAGCTGTTTTTCAGTGTTACTTTCGCTTCTGCAGCCGAGCTATCCGCCAAACGATATGCAAGCAGCTTCTTAGGCCCGCCCAGCAGAGAAAGGTACAGCGTTGAAAATGCTGTCGCGCCGTCTGCTTCACTACTGGAGAAAAGCTCGTGAATAGCCGATTCACTTGATACTTCTACAAATTTCCCAATAGGACCCCAATGAGCTTTTACCGGAGCAATGACTACGCCACGCGCCCCTGATTCGATTGCCTTTTCAGCCGCACCTACAAAGTTCATGTACAGACCCGGAAGTACCGGTTGATTCGTTAAGCTCCAATTTCCTCCTGCCATGCTACTTCACCTTCTTCTTCATAAATTGTTGTACTAAATCCTGTGCTTCCTTTACTGTTAGCACTTCTTTATCCGTGCTATAGAAAGCGCCAGCCATCACTTCAGGCTTCACACCTGCTACAGCTTCTGAGTTATTAATTATCTCTGCAACCGAATAGGTTGGAGACGAAGTGACCGATCCTTTGGAAACTCCTTTTCGTTCTGCCAAATTTCTCACCTCATATTTGATTTGTAATGAACAGATTGCATTAAAGAAACCTCTTGAGCGGGATAACTTCCCGTTCGTCGGGTTAGAGTGACGGTTAACTGACCGTCCGTTGTTTCAGTAGTAGCGGCATTTTTTAAGCTAACCTTCGGATTACTGATACTCAGATACCGCCGATCTTCAGTGCTTAGCGGGATCTTGACCGCTGCTCCCAAGGCTTCAGCAAGCTTAAGCACCGCAGCAGCTTCTTGATTGCGGGTACTACCGACAGCAGTTGCTGACAGCTGCTTTTCCAGTTCATAAGAGGATAATCCAAGCTGCCGCAAATCCATCCCTGATACCCGCCACATGATTGCAGGAGTCGAATAACTGCCCGGCCATTCACTGAGGTATACAGACCATTCATTGCCTAAAATTTCTTGCGTCCATGCTCCGACTACAGCAAGCCATGAGTCATCGACGCTTGTCGGTTCGTTCAAGCTACTCATCGTATGGGCCACCTCTGCCTTTCCTAATATTCTCTGTTGTCAACAATGGTTTCACCTCCTCTCCAGCACTTCCAGCCCGAGTGCAACATGGACGACTGCAAAACTGCTTCGTACCTTCCCAGCGCCCCCAAATACATCCTTTACACAACTCGGACTGTTTCCATTCGAAAGTGGGTAAACGAATCACATTCTTTCTTTTCAAAAGAATCCCCCCAACAAAAAAAGCCACTGTACAATTCAGCGACTCGAAACAATATGTATAATGTTTTTCCCTCTATGAGTTAGGAAGCTCTCACCCTGTCCCCCATTTCCCACACTACAAATTTAACACGTAAAAAGTCTAATAGAGGGTCATGCCTTGGACAAAAAGCGGACATATGTTCGTATTTTTCAATACTACGTTGCCAGGTATATCATTTAGATCAGCGATAACCACTTGAGTATGTATTGCTGCAAAATAAAGGAATTTATTCCTTTATTTTGCGATAGTGAGGTGGAAATTTTGGTAGCGTAAAGAAGTTTGTGTAAGCTCGTAGAGTTCTTTCAAGGTGAATCAGTGTTCACCAGCGCCTTAATTATGTCTTTCTAATTCAGCTTGTCCGCATCATTTCTTACATCGATAAACAGCTTTTCAGTCAGCACGGTAGGGATTTTGGATCCCAGCGCATGTGCAAATTCGTAGCCTTTTGTCCGCGGTTGTCCACACCGTATGGTTTCAAGGCAGACTTGGTTTCGGTATGCAGATGTTAAAGGTCGGCTGTAGCGAAGGAAGCCGAGGTGTAGCGGAAGGATTCGAATCCCCCAGTGCATAATCGACCATATGCGATACCGCAACGATCACGAAGATCGTTACACCTGCCGTCTGTTCAGTCTGCTCTCTTTTGCCGCCGCCCCCATACCAATCACATAGTCATTAATCATAAAAACCAGCAAAATGTTCAGCAAGGAAGACCACCCACTAATAGAAATGATGCGGATGAGCTGGCGAGGGAACAATTACTCGTAATGCGTTGTCCATAGATTTCCCTCCTATAAATATGAATAGCCCTCGGAATGTCCCGAGGGCGGTACTAAAAATATAGACTTACTTCATTTTAAAGCTCTATTCTTCAGCAATCATATCTCCGTCACTATCATAAATTAACGTAACGTTCTACATTATATATAATATTTCCCTCCTGATTGTAATAAGTATCAGTTCTGGTTGTATATCTTGGAGAAGTTCCTCCACTTAACAAAGAACTTTTTAATAAAGTACCACCCTCTCTGAAATACTGTACTGATGTGAAGATTCCATGTTCATCTTTAAGTGATCTAACAATTCTAGCATAACGGGCTACAAGATCCATTAACATGCTGATCTGTGTCTCAAGTTCTTGCTGTTGACCAGCGAACCCACTAATTTCCTGCAATAAAGGTTCTATCTCTTTTTGTAACACATGCTTTGTATTGTAAGGCGTCATTAATTTGTGTAAAGCTTCTCCTTGTTCAGCCTCCAGGCTAGTGGCTATTGAATCATTAAAAAGATAACTTCTAAATCTAGCTGATGAAGTAGGGGTTAGTTGAATTACATTTCCGGATGCATTAGTTATCAACGTTCCCAATACGGCATCTCCTAAAAAATCAACATTGCTGTATGAAATATCCGTAATAACCTGTCCACTATACATTTGACCATCAGTAGTATCGCGTATAAATTGGATAACTCCTTTACTTCCATCGGCCTTAAAATAATGTATATCTTGCAAATAACTAAAATCGTTTAACTCGATTTTATGAATATTAATTGAGCTATTAGTGGACCCCGAAAAATTGTAAATAAGGAATTTTGAATCTGATGCCATATTATTTCTAATTTCCATATTCTTAACTGTTAGATTAGGCAGTTTCAACTTCGCTCTAGGAACATTATCACCTGCTACATAATTAAGCTTAATTAACGAAATGTCAGTATCTTCTTTAATAACATTAATATTCTCAAAATGCAGAGTACCTGAATAGATAAGTCCATACGTATTATTAAGATTAACCAGCGTCCTACCACCCAAATTTGGGTTCATATAATGAATAAAGGTCGTATCCTTCACTGAAACTTTGCCTGTTCCATACCCTAAATTGATTCCCCAATCATAAATAACACAGTTTTCAATATTAATATCTCTGAAATAATTATGGACATCAATTCGATTCAATGTGCTATTTTTTATACTCCATTCCTTAACAGAATTTGATCCAGTAGCTCCCCAGTACCCCTGAAGATTACAGTTAGCCATCCCAACCTTAAAGCTCTCCATAATCCGAATCGCATATCCGGATGAATTTTTTCCATCTGTTGTTGTTTTACCTGCAATATTATTTCCTGAGATATTATTAACCTGAACATTATAACTATCTTTCACCGTTATGACAGAGCCTTTAAAAGAGACATTTGTTAAGCTGTTCATTTTAGGATCGAGAACAAAATCCGTAATCAATGTATTATGTCGTCTGTTCCTTAAAAATCCCATCGTAATATTCGGAGTCGTTTCAATACTTAGCCGACAGCCTTTAAATGTCAGCTTTCGGCTATTATATTTTGTATACTTAAAATAATTCAGATTAGTATCCGCACCATCATATCCACTAATTAAAGGACCAAAGCACATCCCCATCATTGTATGGAACATCAGTTCACCACGAAACTCATCTGTAACCAAGGTGTCATCATATCTGATACACCACTTGTTTCCATCTTTTATATGAATTACTGAATTTGTAGGCAAGCTATTATCCTCCATAGGAAAATAACTTGTATCTTTCCGCAAATCCGATTTGTTAATTAGAGATTCATAGGAATACACATTTATATCATCATTTAAAATATCATACCATCCAATACAATTATCATTAGTAATCCGAATTGTAGATCCACTTAAGTCAACATCACTCTGAACCTCTAAAAAGATTGAATTGGTTTTAAAAATCGTGCCAAATGAATTTTTAAGCGTTACCTTATTTGAGTTACAATAAGAATGCGCTTTAAGCATATATGGATAATCATCCGATACACCGTCTAATTTAGCGCCAAGCATCCGATAATTAATACAGGATTCTTCCCTGATGTTTGCATATAACCCATCACCAAGGCTGATAGACCAAGGTTCTTCAGTATCTGAGACTACATAATGCGCCTCTCCCCTATCATTTACTTCGTAAAAACCTAATGTTTTTACAAACATGCCTGAAAATACCTGATTACTGGTCAAACTATTAAGCGAAGGAAAAACGAAATCAATCGGTGGTAATTGATAACTCGGCACTTTACCTTTGCTATCTAATGCAGCATATCCACTAGGAACACCTTTATTATGCGAGTCCTCTTTCAATTTAAATTCGTTAAAGTCTGCTGCAGACAAAATCCCGTCTTCTTGTGCCGAAGCATTCGGGATCGTATTAAACTTCGTGTCTATCTCTTGCTTCGTATACTTGTCGTTCCACAGAGTTTTTAGTTCATCTCTTATTGACAGGTCCGGTGCCGATGCCTCTCCTTGAATTAAAACATCCTGACTACTAGATATAACCTGAACAACTCTACCATCTTGCCCTTTTTGTGATAATACCTTCCAATTACTATAACTAGTGTCAGGAGCTTGGTTAATTGATTCGTTTATGCACATATAACTTGAACCATTATAGATGACTATATTATTAGGATAATAAGTCTTCGTATCACTGTACTCTCCTTGATGGGACGTGCGGGACATTACCTCTGAGACCTGCTGACTGGCATCTGTCGCCAAGGATAGAGCGCCATTTGCTGAAGCAAGAGCTGTTCTAACATCATCAATAGCAGCTTGAGCATGAGTAACGGATTCTTCTGCTGCCTGAGCAGATTCATTTGCCCGATCTCTGGCTAAATTTGTCTCCGTTGTTGCTGTATGGGCAGATGTAGCCGATTCATTCGCTAAACGACTTGAATTGTTGGCCTGTTCAATAGCTGATTCTGCTTCCTCTAATACTTCAGCCACGATTTGAGCCTGTTCTTTAGCATAATTACCTTGTGACTGGGCAAACTCACCCTGTTGTTCAGCATATTGTGCTTGAATCTTGGCAAAATCACCATGTGACTGGGCGTAATCTGCCGCATCATTTGCTCTCTGTTTAGCAGTATCTGCTGCAGCTATCGACTGATTAGTAGCCTGAATCACCTCGTCAGTTCGCGATATTGCTTGCAAACCTTGCTCTTTAGCATAGTCCCCTTGATTTTGAGCCCAGTTTCCTTGTTCGGTAACTGCTTGATGTGTAGTTTCAATGAGCTCAAGCTTAAGGTTAACATCATCAACCATACCAGAAACGGTATGCTCAACCTCTTCAATTTCATCCTTCAATTCAGCCAAAAACTTTAGATTGTCTATAGCATCACGTCCACTATCATAGAGATCTTTTAGCGTCTCTACAACTTCACCATCCTGCTCCTGAGTCCAAATGCGAGCCACGCTGATATAATGATTTCCTCTTCCCTTATATATAAGAGTTAATTCTTCACCTTCCGCATCGGAATGAAAATAAACAATACCTTCTATATAATCAACCCGATATTGATTCCGTTCCAATTCATCTAACGATGTACTTGGAACCTCTACGTAATTATCAATTTGTACCTTATTTAAGAAGACCGGGATTTCATTAAGCTGAATCGTATTGTTGATCACTTTTTTGGATTCCGTAATGTCAATGTAAGGATCATCAATTATACCTGATCTATATTTGGAAATTGTGCTTTTTTGATATTCAAAGGATGACATACATTTCCTCCTCACCACTATCATTTTATTTTCCAAAGCAAAAACACTCCCTAAGCATAGAGAGTGCCTGCTTCAAAGCTAAAGTATTGAATTTAATGACTCCTTCAATCTGTTAATGTCACTGGCATAAATAAAGTCACCTGCAACTCTATTATTAGGCACAGAGGTTGGCGGCGACATACCTTTAATCGCGTTTACCAGTTCATTATAGTAAGCAGCTTTAAACTCCATTCCCTTGCTCACCGTAGTAAAAGTTGAATTTAACAGCCCTTTATATGACCTGAATTCATTAATCCTTCCGCATAATCTGCTCCATTCATTAGCAGTAATATTAAAAGCATACCCGGAATACTTGCCATTGTCCCATTCGAAATTAGCCGGTCTATTTTTTTTGGTAGTTACGCTGTAGGAGGACATACTGGACTGCGCACCATCTCCATCGTATGCTTTTACACCTAATGAATAGCTCGTATTTGGCAGCAAGTTGTTAAAGGTATATCTTCCGTTACCTTCAGAAGTTGGGGAAACACTACTCCCATTTAAATAAAACCAATAACCAGATACATATTCATCATCCGATGAGGCCACATACATCGTCACAGAATTTACTCCGATTTGTGTGGGGTACCAGGAACTAATTGTCGGTGCTGAATTTGGTATGGTTGTATCCCTGTAAGTCTCCATACCACTAGTATTATAATAAATATCAAAAGCCTTTACACCAAAGGAATATGCCGTTCCTGGGTTTAGTCCTGAGTAAACATAGCTCCCGCTTGAACCATACATATTGCCAACAGAAGTACCGTTTAGATAAAAGTAAAAGCCGCTTACACCTGAATTATCGCTTGCTGAAACATACATTTCCGCCGATCTTTTCTTAATTGAAATAGGCCTCCATGTATTTATAGATGGAGGTGTACGATCCGGTTCGCTCGGTGTTCGAATCGTAATAGAATCTGATCCCAGAGTATTCATGCTGGAATTATAAAAATGTACAGTCAATGAATAGGATGTATTTCCTTGCAAACCAGTATAGGTATAATATTTAGTAGCAGAAGAAACCGGACTCGAAAAAGATTCAAGAGAACCAGCCCCCACACCATTTCTAAAAAAACGATAGTAAGCAGCCAATCCTCCACCGCTTGTAAAGCTTGCTGATACAGGAATTCTGTTATACTCTACTGCCCCTGATACCTGAATAGATACTATGGCCAATACGTCCCCTCCAATCAAATGATTTATGGTAAATCGTAGGAAAAATCACTATAATAAACTCTATATAGAAAAGACACCCTTTATAGAAAGAAGTGACCTTATGAAAAAAATAGGCTATTTATTTATTGGTTTGATTCTAGGACTAGCCCTATCTGTAGCGAGTCCCGTGTTTGCACAAACTGTAAAGTCCATTACCGCCAAGATTAATAGTTCAGTCAGTGTTGTTGTGAACGGAGAAAAAGTCAAGCTTAATGCTCAACCTATCAATTATAATAATCTGAATTATTTACCTGTTGGAGAGATCAGTCGGGCACTGGGTATGAATGTTAGTTACGACAAGGCTAGTGATTCCATTAATATTGTTGATTCAGGTAGTGAAAATATTGATAGCAACCCTAACAAACAAACAACAACTGACGAATCTATTAAAAATGAACAGTCTCAAACTCAACAAAGTGAGATTTATTATTTAATTTCTGAAGTTGAAAACGAAATTAGTACTTACTTTGTTAGGTTTGAAAATAGTAAGGTAGTTATTAGGGTTGGTGGAAGCAGTGGAGAAGAACTAACAATAAATCGGATGAAAAGTGTACATGATAAAGAAGGTAATTCTTACTTCCCAGAGTCATTTTACCTACAATACCTTACCAAAGAGCAACTAAATAAATTCCAAAAATACACATATGACTCTAATACAAGTATAACAACACCTGTAAACTAAATACAGGTGTTGTTATTTAAACTTCGCAGAGCCTGCATTAGCTAAAACCCACGGTTGGGTTGCTATTTCTTCATATCCTATACCAGAATTGATTCCCACAGAACTAGAAACTATTTCTATCCCAGAAAATCCAGATATAACCAAACCATTGGTTTTAAACGTAATGCTCCCTCTCCCAGGAAATACGATAGTTTGTGGAGCACTACTTTGAGCATCCATAAAAATTATATTATTCCCAACCTTTAAATCAGTCGTCACATCAATAGTTGTGTTAGAGGTTATGCTGCCGCAATTTTCGTCTGCTGAATGTAACTGGGTAATACAGGAATATAAGGTTGATTTGATATCTGACCCCAGCTTATCGTCGCATTAGGCCCCATTCTCACATTTCCGCAGCTAATCTCCACCGATTCATTTACCCCGGCTACGATATCTCTTTTAACGGCATTCCAGGTATTATCAATAACCGAAGCAACTTCGTTCGCTGTCGTTGTGGCGTCATCCCATTTTGTTCTGCTCATATCGACTACATTGGATGAATGCACTGATTTATATAGATTCTGTAAAAAGCGATCCTCGTCAGTCAAACAAAATCATCTACGATGAATATATCGGAATATGAGAGCATAAAAAAATGGAAAATAAACGTATTATTGTGTAAGATATACTTGCAGGTAAAAATACCTAAATAAAACAATTGAAAGTGAGTGAATCTAATAAATATGAAGAAACTAGGCTATGTGTCTTTTGGTCTGATTCTAGGACTAGCCCTATCTGTAGCGAGTCCCGTGTTTGCACAAACTGTAAAGTCCATTACCGCCAAGATTAATAGTTCAGTCAATGTTGTTGTGAATGGAGAAAAAGTCAAACTTAATGCTCAACCTATCAATTATAATAATCTGAATTATTTACCTGTTGGAGAGATAGGTCGGGCACTAGGTATGAATGTTAGTTATGACAAGGCTAGTGATTCCATTAATATTGTTGATTCAGGTAGTGAAAATGTTGATAGCAACCCTAACAAACAAACAACAACTGGCGAAGCTGTTAAAAATGAACAGTCTCAAACTCAACAAAGTGAGATTTATTATCTGAGTACTGAAGTTGAAAAAGTGTTTAAAATACAATATGTCAGATTTGAAAATAATAAAATTGTTATTAGGGTTGGTGAAAGTGAAAAAGAACTTATAATAAATCAAAAGCCAAGTAACACTGATAACGATGGGAATTTCTATCGTCCAGAATCGTTTTATTTACAATATCTTACTAAAGAGCAATTAAGCCAATTCCAAAGATACATATTTGATCTCAGTGGAAGTAAAGCAACACCTGTAAATTAAAAAAACAGGTGTTGCTTTACTTCTATTTAAATTTAGCATATTCTACGTTGGCCAAAACCCAAGGTTGTGTTGCAACTTTTTGAGATCCTTCTCCTGAATCAATTACTACGGAACCCGCCACCAACTTAAGCTCTTGAAATCCAGATATCACCATTCCATTTGTATTAAACGTAATACTCCCTCTCCCCGGAAATACGATAGTTTGTGGAATGGTACTTTGACCGTCCATAAAAATTATATTATTCCCAATCTTCAAATCAGTCGTCACATCAATAGTTGTGTTAGAGGTTATGCTACCGCCTCTGATCTCTGCACCATTTATTTTTGTTGCGTTCATCGTCCCGGCGCTTATTGTCGGCGATTCAATATATGTGGAACCAATTTTTGTGTGCTGAATGTAACTGGGTAATACAGGGATATATGGTTGATTTGATACCTGCCCCCAGCTTATCGTCGCATTAGGCCCCATTCTCACATTTCCGCCTACTACCAGATCTTCAATGGCGGATACCTTTATTTTGTCATCGGTCGTGAGAACATCCTTGCCTTTGACTTTCAAGCCTTGGGCATCGATTTCTCCGCGTATGACAAGGTTTCCCTTGGATACATCATAGAATAACTCTTTAACCCATTGTCCTGATGTATATTTTTCAAAGGAAAAGCCTTCTGTAGCGTTTAATTTTGTTCGCACCAAATTGTTATTTGTAGTGATGACCAGGCCATTGGCTGTGTCAATGACTACCCCATTATACGCCCGTCCCATCTGAACCAAGCCATCTTTAAACTGTGGATCTAGCTGATTGGCTGGCAGCCCCCCTTCAATCGTAAGCGCAAGCCCCATGATTTTGACACCGGTCTGATTTACACTAAAGGTCTTGTTACCGGCCGCATCCGTTGCATCGATCTGCAGATTAACCCCGGCTAAAAGCTTTCCCATTACTCGCTCAGCTACGATCCGATCCGGTAAAATAGCTGTCTTCCAGCTGTTACCGCCATCCTGTGTAAGAGCAATTTGCCCGTGCTGCATCACAATGTATTTGTCAGGATCGTTAGGATCTTTAATCAGAATCCCTTTACGGCTGATCTCCACCGATTCATTTACCCCGGCTACGATATCCCTTTCAACAGCATTCCAGGTATTATCAATAACCGAAGCAACTTCGTTAGCTGTCGTTGTGGCGTCATCCCATTTTGTTCTGCTCATATCGACTACATTGGATGAATGCACTGATTTATATAGATTTTGTAAAAAGCGATCCTCGTCAGTCAATAGTTCCTTGGCATTGGATACCGTAACATCAATCGATGATTCCTCATAATCAAACTCTATTTCTGTGACATTTGCCCTCATGCTGATCCCGAGCTTCTCGTGCTCAACTGTAATCATATCGCCGACCACAAGCTTGTTCCACTGATGCTGTTCAGTCAATATTTCAAAAAAATTAATGAGCGATACCTTGGCTACAAGCTTGGGCTCTCTAAGCTTCTCAAATTCTCTTTTCCCATCCTCAAGGAGATCCATCGGATCATCATAGATGTCGCTGGAAAATTCCTTTTCAATAATAAATGCATTTAGCTCTTTTAATTCATCGGCCGTAAAATTGTTTTCCATGTTCAGTTGATCCTTCAAGGCCTTAATGGACTGTTCTGTAACACTGATTTCCTGACTTAATGAGTCTATTTGAGCCTGCTTTTGGGTCAGTTCACTTGACTTGTTCTTTTTCTGTTGAATAAGATCACTAGTTGATTGACCTGTTCCGTTAGCCGTATCCAGATTGTCTTCAATGACCAGAAGCTGTGTATACAACACTGCATACTCATTTTCTTTTACACTAAGATCTGCTTCCATATTACTCTTTTGAGTTAACAAAGCCTGGAATGAACTGGATTTAGAGTTCACTAACGTTTCGTATTGAATCAGCTTAATGCATAGATTATCGCTTAAATAATCACTATGTGAAATAATATGGCCTTGACTGTCCTGCTGAAAAGGATACATAAAATACGAAAAATCCTGAATAAAATTCGTTCCCAACGGGTTCACCGATTGTATGGAAAGTCCGTCTTTGCCAAATAGCTTCAAACGAGTACAAAACTCATCGAAATTTGCTTCTTGCGTCACATCCTCCATCAGCCTGCCAAATGAAGTGCGGAAGCCTTTATTTTGACCAAAATGCTCAGGATCATAGAAGCTGATTTGCCTGTTGTTCGTATCCCACACAATAAGAGAATGAAAGGTCGTCGCCAGCTTTTGAACACCTTCAAGAACGGAGCCGCTATGCTCAAAGGATCGATATTTTAAATCAAATTGCACATCAATGTAGCCAATGTTCCAAATACTTTGTTTCAATAGATCCCTGAGTATCGCAGTAATATTATATGATTCGACACTGTAATCCTTGATTAATTTTGAATTGAGCTCATAGCCTAAGCTAAAGCATTGCACAAATACGGAGTCTCTATCATTAGAAGACTTTTCAATTTTATCGATAATATAATATTCCTTGTAGCTCCCCTTCTCAAAACGAAGTAAAAAACGGGGCCTCACAGAATCAAGATGAGTATTTTTCTTCAAAATACCGCCCAAGCCTGTAATATATAAAGGAAGCTCAAAGGATAGTTCATTTATATTTCCTAAACTGACTGTTTGCTTGATATGAAATGCCTCCGCAAGCTTGTGGTACGTTGATCTTCGTAAATCCGGTTTACATAAAAACAGCTTTGGTTTAATTAATTCTGTATCCATAATAAGCTCTGTATTCATTAAGTCGATCACATTCTCACCTCTATCCTACATATCTAAACTGGTATTTCCATTTCAATTGGCAATCTCCATAGACTTTAAAATAATTAGCGCCCTCGACTAAACATGGAAAATCACCATATGCATCGTCAAAATGATAAGTAAGCGGAATATTGGAAACAATCTCCTCTTGCTCTGAATAAATGATAAGCTCCTCATCCGCCCGTAAATTTACTATTCGAAAGGTTTTTCCTTGATTCGACAAATTTACAATGGATAGCTCACCATCTCCGATCTTGCGAATCGACAAAACGGGCTTACATGTCATGTTCCCTTTATTTTCAATCATTAATTTGCTTCCCGAAGAAGAGTTTCTTGAAAAATCGTACAGATCGGACTCATAAACAGGAGAGTAAGTATATGGGCTCATGCTTCTCATTTGAATTTGTACAGTGCCTTGCTTCAAACAATTATGCAGCAGTTTGGCCTCCCCAGTATAAAGAGTGTAATACCACTTATCCAAATGATCTGAAAAATAAAGCGGTTTATAGTAAGGTTGATTACCTAACCAGTTAGCTACTTTGTTCAACTGTTCATTGTCAAAATGCTCTGTAAAAGCAAAATTCAGTGACAGAGTGAACGGTTTTCGTTCTGTTTCAATAAAATAAGGGGTGTCTCTGCCGCGAACAGTAATTTCTTTAAGATTCTGCTCAGGAAGAAAAGGTTGCTCCTGCATTCCTGTGCTCATATTGACATTAATTAAGCCCATTTCATCACTTCGAATTCCGTCATATACAAAATGTAAGCTTTCAGCAATTGTCATTGATTTCACCTCAAATAAAAGAGATAATTTTAAATCCCTGATTTTTTAAAATTTTTCTGAATAATGCTAAAGAATGTATTAGCTCCTTCTTCATTGCCCTGCAGCTTGTCTATCGTGATATACATATTCACATCTCCACCAGGCACAGCAGCTGCGGGAGCAGAAATATTCATGAATGAAGAAGTAATATTCTTGATTCCTTTGAATATGCTTCGTGTAACGTCCACAGCAGTAAGCAAATTTGCTGTATCTGTCTTGTTAAGTATTAATTCTTTCTCATGAGCAAGTAGGAACTTACCCTCTGTGTAAGCCGGCGTCATTCCACCAGACTCAGCCGAAAATGGTTTCATTTTTTGTAACTCATCAAAGCTACCATCAGGAAAATGATAAGTTTTACGATAAGCATCGTTTTCAGCCTGTAATTTTTTAAAACTCTTCTCCATCTGTTTGTACTCTGCTGAATTTTTATTATCCATAGTAGACATTTTCTTTCTAATCTTTTCAGCTTCATCTTTATTTTCCAAATAGGATTTCCATGCCGATTGTGCTGATGCACCAGTAGTTCCAGCATTCAAAGCTGGACTCTGATCTAATTTTAAGCTATCCTGCTGATATTCAAATTCCAAATTCTCTAACAGCCTCGTACCAAGAATTTCAGCAGATGTTCCTACATTTAGCATTTGATCTTGTAAAAACTGAAAAAACACTCCGTACTCACCTTTAATCTCATTAATACGACTTGCAACAATGATAGCATCATTACTAAGCAAGTCTTGCTTCATCTGATAAAACACCTTCTCATCTTCAAGCATACCTTTGTAGAGTTGTTCTTTTTCTTCCTTTTCTTTCTCCCATTTATCAATTAAACCATTATGATACTCGTCTTCAAGATCCTTCTGAACTCCTATTTGCTCTTTTTTATCTTCTAATTGGTCAGAGAGGTTTTCTTTTCTTAGCTCCCTTTCCCTATCCTGTCTAAAATTACTGATCTCTTCATCCTTATTAATCAACTGCTCATCCAGTGACTTTCTTTTTGCTTTGGCTTCATATGAATCGTCCAATGCTAAAGTATTGATTTGATTGACAATATCCTGCCGCTCTTTCAATTTCTTATTAAGATCTTTATCATAATCAACAGATGAAAATTCACGATCCATTTGTTTAAGCTGCGCATTGATGACTTTCTCGAACAACTCCAGCTCATCATCCAAGTTTTTCATTGACTCTTTATGCCGTTCATCTTCCAATTGTTTGCTCTTTTCGATTTCTGCAAGCTCAAGCTCCCGCTTCTTCTCAAGCATCTTCTTATAATTAGAAATAACCGAATCAGCATAAGATTCGTTAATATCACGAATGGATTGTGAATATTCGTAGTTATCCAGAGTCAATTGCTCCAGCTTATCTTGCAAATCAGCCTTAACTTTAACAGAAAGCTGTTCATCTTCTAATTGTTGTGAAATGTAAGCAATGGCTTCTTTATTTACTGCAATTTGATCTTTGGTAAGGGCCACCTGATTATAAAGCTCTTTAGAATATTCAGATGAGCCTTCACTGTACTCCAGCATTTTGTTACGTGATAACTGAAGCTGATATTCTCCATCTAATATTTTATTGGAAAATTTCTCAAGATCACTATTAACTAATTTGATTCGTTTAGACTGTATTTCTTGTGTAATCTCATCGGCACTTTGACCAAGTTCAAAAAGCATTGCATCCAAATCGTCGGATTCAATGTTAAATTCCTTCATGGATGCTTCGATTGCATCAGCCTTAGCACTAAGAAGTTCACGTTTATTTAATAAAATGTCGATTTGCTTACTCTCTTCAAATCGATACTTATCAGAATCTTCTGTGAATTTCATTTGCGTTGCCTTAGACTTTTCCAGCAATCCGTCCTGAGTTCGAATTTTCTTATCAAAGGTAGCATTATTACTGTTAATAGTATCCAAATTATTAAGATAAATTTGGTTATCGGTAGCAAGCCACTCTTGTGATTTATCTTTATAATTATTATCATTACTTCCAGTTTTCCCGGAAGATCCTTTATAATTCGGGGATACCGCCCCAACAATCCGTTTTGCGCTTAAGTATCTTGAAGACCAATAATTGCTGGTTAAGTCCGCCTCTTTAAGCCCATTATTAGTTCCCATCTGAATAAACTTATTATTTCCCATAGAAATTCCTACGTGTGAAACGTTTTTTTTCCCAGATCCATCGTTAAAAAACACCAAATCTCCAGGCTGTAAATCCTTTTTATCAATGGATTGGCCTACCTTAGCTTGCTGTGCTGAAGTTCGAGGAAGCTTGATATTCAGAAACTCCTTGAACATTTCCTGAACAAATTGAGAGCAATCAGAAATCGCACCATTAACAAACTGTTCATATGTTCCTTTATATTCACCAGAGACTTTCGCATATGCGAATTTACCTTGAAGACCAACCGCCTCATTAAGCATGGCTGAAACCCCAGAATTTGATACTGAAGCAGTTCCATTATTGACGGCATGAACTTGATCCGGGATATAAGTTGAATTACTATTATTTTTTGTATCTTGCTCAATCAGCTTCTTCTTTTGCTCGAGGAGCCTATTCTCCTCCAATAATGAATCCCGATACTTTTGTGATGATTTAGCATATCGTTCCCTCTTATGGGCATTCCTATTAATAGCATCATCAACGGCTAATAGCTTCTTTTGAAGTTCAGACAATTGCTCACTAACTGATTCCGCACTAGATCCTAAATCCTCTTCTAAGCTTTTCCCAACTGTTTTCAAGGATTCTTCTAATATTGCTGAATTTTTAAAGAGCTCAATAAAACTATCAATAAGCTCTTGCCCTTCCTTTTTATTAAATTGATTTATTTTGTAAAGCCATATGCTTCCTGGATCCGTACCCTCTAAACCTATATTAGTATCATCTAATTTTTCTCTGGCTTCTATTGCATCTTCAAGAGAATCTATCGCATTTAATTCAATTCCATAGGCCAGAAGCTTTTGAGTTAAAACTTGATTGGCTGCTATCAGATCATCTTTTCTTGCTCTTGTTAAATCTTTTAAAGCTTGTATTTGCTCTGTACGCTGCTTCTCAGCCAAATCAGTGTTTAGCTTGATAATTCCATTTTCAACGTAAAATAGATCAATCAATGATTGATCTTCTTTGATTAGTTTAGCTACTTTCTCTGCATTCAATCCTTTTTCAGAGGAATTCTCATTCAACAGGTGGTTATATATAGAAATTTTTTCTGCAGCCTTTTCATAGGAAGATTGGATGTCTTCAATCGCATCCTGCATAGAAAATGCTTTTTGATCTACATCAGGGAATTGGGCAAGAATCTTACCCATAAAATCATTAGAAACTGTCTTCCCATTTGTAACAGATTCAATTAACTCTTCTACCTGTAAACGGATGGCCTGAATTTTGGTATTATCTGTAGTCGATGGGTTTTGATCGAATTGATTAACTAAATCATGATATGAAGTAATCAATTCCTCTAGGTTACCTGAGACCATACCGTTAATTATTTCTTCAAGCTGATCCTCCTGTTCCATTACAGTGGATCCATTTCCTGAGATAGAGTTCACAATTTCCTGAATAAACGAACGCTGAGTGTCCGAAATTTGCGTTCCATTTTCTATCAAACTATTTACGTAGTTATTGGTGCTTGCGTTTAAGGTTTCTTTTCGATCAAATAAGCTTGTATTTAACTGAGTAGTGGACTCGTCCAATTTGACTTTCAGTTCAGCTAATTCTTGATTATAAGCCTCTAACAATTTTTGGGGAGTATAAGAATGCTCTGACAATAATTTTTGATCCCAGAATTTATCTGATCTTGATAAATTCCCATATTCAGATACTATTTCACCTGTGTACATAAGCTGGTCAGAGGATACTTTCCCTGATTTAATATCTTCTTCCAGCTTTTCAATTTGTTTTTTGGTGTTTCCAACACGTTCTGTATATTCACTAACATCTTCTTGTGCATTTTTGATTTCTTTGGTGTTCTTTGAATCTTTTGCAATTAATTTTGAACGATTGAGCTGTTCCTCCATTTGAATCTGTTTCTCTAAAGCTGCTGTCCTCTCATTTATGGAAGAAATGGAATCCGAATACGCTCTTCCTTCCGCATCTATTTTGTTGGCAGCAACCCCGTATTGTTCAACTAATTGTGTCTGAATATCCAGTAAACGCTGTTTTCCCTCAGTATTTAAATCCCCTCTATCATCCATTTGCAGAAGAGATTCCATTTCCGTTTTTAATTCAATAATGGATTGCTTTTGTTCCCGAAGAGATTCTATCTGACTATAGTTAATTTTAACTGCTTCAGCTGATTCTCTTCGAGATTTTGCAATAGCCTCAACCATTGCAGAAAGAGCCCAGGTGACTCCACTAATAGCAAGGGATAGTCCCATAGACATCGCACCTTGCAGAGCAATCGTAGCTAATCTTGCAGATGCAGCGGAACCTGTATATAAATTAGTAAACCATGATAATGATTCAAATCGCAATCCGGCTTGGGCGACCTTTAAGGATAATGATTGTATTATGTCCTCGTTCTTAACAATGCTGTCTGCTGTACCTCGAAACCCACCCTCGATATCTTTTCCTGCCTGATCAGCCAGACTCTTCAGAGATGAAGAATCCGTCTTGGTTGAGCTACTCGCTTTTGAGCCTGCAGCAGGCAAATCTTCTATACTTTTCTTTAAGGATTGAACAGATTTGATTTGCCTGTTGAGTTCAACCGTTCCTTCTGCTATAGCTTCATTCATTGACTTAATCACGTTAAGAAAATGGTTAGCGGAGCGAGTATAGCTATCATTCATCTTGATTTCAATTAGCAGCTTTTGCAGTGCAGGGTGCTTGGCGAGAGCTTTAAGATTTGAATTTATAGTCTTGATTGAATTTTCTGTATCTAGCCCTGCTGTAATCAACATTTTCAAATTATTAGACATCAGCATTCACTCCTTTTCATGAAATTTACAACAATAAAATGCTACTCTATTGTTTTCACAACCTGATCAAAATTACTTTGAACAGACTTCAACTTTTCTTCAATCTTAAGTAACTGCTGAGGAGAAATTGCATCATATACCTCTTTCATAATTCCTGTATCAAGCAAAGTGTTTGTAACGGTAATTAAGCGATTCAGATCATTCGATTTAGGAATAGGGAGATCTGTAAACTCTCTCAATACCAGAGTATTAAATATCCCCAATGATCCTCTAATTAAATCCTCATCGCCTTCTCCATGCTCTTGCAGCTCATTTAAAATTGACAAATAAGCTTTAAGTACATTTTCGATCATTGATTCACGAAAAACGACACTTATCGTTACAGCAAACTGACCGCCATAAACAAAAATCGTTTTACGTTCATTTAAATTGGATTCCAAACTTTTCAAGCCCGATGCAGTAAGTTTTTTATTCTGATTCTTTGTCATTTTCATTCACTCCTAAAAGGTTATTAGTATCTACAAATAGGCCACTCAGTACAGCATTCTTGAAAAAAGAAAGCTCTATAAAATGACCTATAAAAAAACGGGAATCAAGCAAGCTTAATTCCCGTTTCCAAATATTATTTAGGCAAGAAGCGATTCGTCATATACCGTCATCGTGTAAAGCTCTGTTCCATTAACCGGCTTTAGAATTTCCATAGGAATATCAAACACGGAAGGGTCACCTGTGGCAGCCATTGTAATGGACCAATTGTCTTCCATCTTCGCTTTATTGATTACAATTTGAGCGGCGTAATCCTTCTCATCGACAATGTTGCGGACAAGACAATCCAGAACTACCTTGTAAGTACCTGCAAATTTATCTGACGAAACTGTGATGGTTTTTGCAGAGGTATCTGTTGCGACTTGATAGTAAGCAACAATTTCAGTACCATTAGCCAGATCTCCAGATTTAAAGCTAATCTCCTTATTAGTCAGGGTATATTTATTTGAGGCTAAATCAGAAGCAAAACCGATTTCCTCATCATGTGTACCATCAGCATGTAGAGTGTACACACTGATCAATCCGTTAACTGCATTTACAGGAGTAAACTTAAGTGTAGCCTTGTCACCTTCCACCTTAAGAATTTCCTTCTGGTAAATGCTCTTGGCACCTGGTTTAATGTCATTTCCCGTCATCATCGCAATGACTTCGTTCGTGAACACCGCATCCTGAAGCGTTACACGTCCTCCTCGGTTACCAGAGAAACCAACAATTTTCGCATTGCCGCGCCCGCCGAGAGAATAAATCGTCTCTGCGGTATTTTCCAAACCGGAGGTTTTTAAGTTATTAAGTTGAATGCGTGCTTTATTGGTAGTCAAATCATAAAAAGTTGCAAGTGCTACTTCGCGTACTGCCCATACATTTGGTGTTGTCATAAAAAAATCACTCCTATAAATTAATTAGATTTTATTTGCCCAATGAATATCAGACATTTTTACACTTTTTCCATCCACTGTTCCGGCGTATATGCCAGTTAACGTATGATGGTAATGATCGATGCTGTTAGTAAAAAAGAAACCATTATATATCTGATAAATATTTAGTTCAAAAACTTCCTGCATGCTGATTCCATTCTGTTTCCACGCAAGTCCCGATACAATGCTCAACAGATCCATTTTCTCTCTAGGCTTATGCTGCTTCTTCCTGGCCTTTAGAATAAGGTTAATCATTTCCTGAGCCTTTGAATTCACCGGATTAAATTCCGGTTCATTCTCACTCTTTAAGTGATTAGCTAGATACAATACTCTCTGGAAGAAATTAAAATTGGTTGAGTCGAGAATACCGTCCTTCCCGAGTCGAATAAAATAGCGTTCCTTTTCCTCCACGATTTCCGGATCTGTGCAAAAAAAGAGACTTAATGCTTGAAATGCTAACTCCCTAAACGATTTATTATGCAAGCAATTTGCATACAGGATGTCGAATTCAGTAACATTTTCATCGATAGAATGAGCGATGCTTTTCCTATCAATAAGAAGAATGGAGAGCAATTGATTGTAGGTACTGAACCCTGTCTGAGCAATTTTTTTTAGACTTGGAAGATAGATTAAGCCTGCCCCTTCAAGCTCAATTGGAATATTAACCAGCATTTTAAGCTCAAGATCGATATCGCTCAC